ATATTATCTTTAATACGAACACGTATAAGTTTATTTTTACAATTATTGTAGCATTGTTAATTGTATTTATATTTAGCAAATCATTTGATAATATGGTAAATATGTTCGTCAAAATGTTTCCCGGTTTAGAAGGATTTGCCGGATGCAATGATTGTGAAAAAATCATAAACGATGGATTGAAAAATGATAATTCACAAGACGAAGGTACTATAAAAAGTAGATGTAATGAATGTTTAAAAACTCATAAAAACCATCTAAAAACTACTCCATCCAATTATTTATCTGCTTGTACAAAGATAGCTACCAACGACATTTGTGGAAACAAACCCTTCCTCGAGAAATTATGTAATTTTAGCATTGGTAACGGTTTATGGACCACAAGTGCAAATCCAGATAGATTAGCTGATTGTCCAAATGGATGTAATGCACCCACCAAACCGTCCGGTAATTGCGAATCTAAGGTATACGTTAAAGATATATCAGGAACTACCAAGCAAATACAATATCGGTTTTGTCCATATAAATCCGATGATTATCAAGATTGTAAAAAATGCGGAATGAAATTAATGAAGATGGGTGAATATGACACAGAAACTAAAGTCTATACACCTGAAACTCCATATGAAAGATCACAGGAAGAAAATAATGGTCATGACAGTGAATCACGACAGCTAGGTGATTTCACACCAGATACTGGTTTATTACAGGGAAATCAATATTCTCAGGGTAGTTTTACTAGCAACACAAATGATGAACCTGATAGAACTACTACAAATAATATGTTTGCGAATAATAATGATGATGATCATGCTGGATACGGAACACCACCAGGTTTAGGTTTCAATACACATAATGATGATCCAAGATATGGTAATTCACCAACCATTAGCGATTACAAAGGATGGGACCCAAATAGACCACCAAAATTTTACAATGCTTTAATGAGTTTATTCTAATTCTAATTCATAATTAAATAATATTATTATTAACAATATTATTTAAAAAATTTAGTAAATATTCAAATATAATGATAAAATATAAAATGTTTAAAATAACTAGGCGTTTTTTACACGATAGTAAATTACCTTCGGTTATTGCATCAGGATTGCCCAAAGAAAAAAAAATCGGATTTACCAGCCCAAACAAATGCAATTATAATTTAGGTAAAAGAACACTACCAGAAAATAGCAAAGATGATGAATTATAACCCCGGACCCCGATATTTATAATGAACGTGAAGATTAAAAATAACCACCAGCCACCTTACTCCATATACTTTTTGCTTTTGGTTTCGTAACTACAGGGGTTGATACAATAACATTCTCTTCATATGCACCTGGTGAAATATTATTATCAAACACTTCTAAATTTTGTGGATAATGTTCCGCAATATAATCACGCATATGCTTTGTACCCATAGTTTGATTACACTTTTTACAAACAGGTCTAAAATTATCTACTTGTAAAGAACCCCCTGTAGCCTCTGATTGAACATGTCCACATTCAAAATGATTCATTTTTATTTTTTCCACTCTACAACAATAACAACGGGATTCACCAAATTCATTTCCTATCCAACGTTTCCACGACTCGTCTCGTTTTTGTTTGGGAATTGTTTTCTTCTTTTTACTTGGTGCTTTTTTTTTAGTTAATTTTATACCAGAAGTTTCCTCTACCACCTGTGATACCCAATCATATACATATTCTTGATTTATACTAGAATACATTCCTAGATAAAATCCATGTTTATCGGCCTCTTTTTTATATTGTCCCCATTTTACACCCTTTCTTATTTTTTCGTATGATTCAACAGGCCAAAGTTTCATTTTGTTGTTTTTATCAATTATCAATTGTTTTAAATCTTCTTCTTTAATTCCACCAGGGAAATATATTTGCTTCATTCAATTTCAATGTTAAAAATCCAAGGGATTCTTGAAAATCATTTTGATTTATATATGGTTTTTTTGGTTTTTTAGATGTTTTCCATATATTTGGAAATTCATTCCTAATCGATATAAAGGCCCTTTTGGGAATATCTTCATCTATACCGTCCACAAATTCTGGTAATGGAGTATTTTTATTTAACAAATTGTAATTTAATATTACATCACTGTATGTTTTTACTTCCATAATTTCTATTTTTACCATCTCATTTTTATAACCCTTGTTGCACAATCTTTTAATCGCATGGAATCTATGTTGTCCGTCGATTAAATAATTTTTTTCATTCGCCTGGCAGCAATTTATATTGATATTACCCACGAAATTAAAATGCTTATTTGATTTAAAAAACTCTTCTTGGTATTTTACAATTTCAACGATTTTATCAGGGATGATGATTCTTTGCTCGTTTGGCGTTTGAATGGATGCTTGTGATAACTCAGTTACACTAATTAATGCAGTGGTAATATTATTGTTTTTGAGAACTGCTTTACTGTTTTTATATAATTTACTTAACATTATTAATATTAATTAAATTAATTTCCATGTTTTTAAATCCTTTATATTAGTTATTGATAATCACTCAAACGATAATCATATTTATCCCCCAATCTTACATATCCAACAGTTCCAATATTAACTATTGCATTTCTAGAAATTTCATCCAATATTAAATATATTTGGTAATTATCATTTATAATTTCTTCTGGTAAATGACTCATTATTTGGTTTTCAAAAATAATAGTATAATCATTTAATAATTCATTTATTTTTTCTTTATATTTTGAGTCTCTTTCATCTGTTGATATGAAAATTGTTTTATTTTTTATATATTTTTTAACAAATGTTGAAATAAATTCAGGTGTTGTATATACATGACTTCCATTGGGTGGAGCCAATACTTTATTATATAAAAAATCTGTTCTACGAATATGAATAAATACGTAATTATTTAAATTCATTTTTTTTAAAATTAAATTTGCATAGTTTTTAAGATTTTTAGATATTGGATATTTTACGTAATTATAAAAACTACGCCCCTTTTCATGCTGTACTATTATTTCAGAATGTGTTTTTAATTTTCCATCATTGGAATTATAATTTACCAATACAACTATATCAACACTATTATCTATTTTGTTTATATTTGTATTTGATGGATAATATTCGATAGAAGAATGTGAAATAATATCACCGTTCGAACTAAATGAAAACGGTGGATTTCGTTCTAAATGTGTAACATTAGCAAGATTAAAATATACATCCCAATCAATATGTTTATCTATTGGTTTATTTAAATTATGTCTTTTTTCTAATGATATATGTGGAGGTGAAAATACTACCTTTCTATTTAAATATTTTGCTACAAGTGATAAATTTTGCAAATATCCAAATTCATTATGTCTTAGTCCACCATATCCACGAGGTTTATAAGTTAAACTTGGCTTACCTTTGTTATCTGAAAAAATCAACACTAAATATTTATTTTTTCGTATATTGGTATTTTTATTAATTTTATCTGGTTTTTTCTCCGGAACATTATATATTAATCGGTTCATCAATTTATTCATATAATAATATATTATATAAATTAATCATAATCATTATAATCTCCTTCATAGCATACCCTTCCAAAAAAACAAATACTCACAGCAAGCCCGAAAAAAAATAAAAAAAACTCTCCTAACATATAGTTTATTACTAATGCTTTTTTTTAAGTTTCTTTATTAAGTCTACTAAGCATATTTACCTAGCATAAGATAATCCTACATTACCACTAACTATTTTAACAAAGTTATATCGCTCTTCAAATACACAAAGGTCGTAATTATATTTATATAAGGAATACGGATTTTTTCGTATTGCTATTATTTGACCGCTTCCATCACATATCTGATCAATGTGTGTAGGATTCTCCGCTAACGGTGGTTCAATAGTATTATATTCAAACGCCACTTCCTTGTATTTTGATACATTCATAGCACCACTAGGTTGATATTCAAACATATTATTTTTCACTCCGAAATTATAAATATATAAACCATCCTTCGCTGCACCACTACATCTCGTCCATTTTTCCACATAATTATATATACCCTGGTCTAACACATTTTCTCTATATATACCATCCATTTGAATACCAAGCTCGTTCAATATCATCTTTTGATTTTCAATATTGACTGGCCCCGTAATTTCATAATTAAATGGATTTGCAAATGGAGCGGCATTTCCCGAAAAATCTTCAGGTAAGTCAATTGATTGTGGTTTCATATTTGAAAACGCCCAATTTGTATAATTAAACCACTCATTGCGTTTATTTGCATCACTTCTGCGAAATCGCAACATATATGTAGATACCATACCACTAGTCCCTTCAATTGGAATTATTCTAGTGCCAGTTGCGTTCAAATGATGATGTTCATATACCTGTTTAATTAATATATTATGTGTATTATTTGCAAATACCCTACGTTCATCATTGCTCAGAAATACATAATTCGCCATCAAATGAACATCTGCACGCCAATCCATTCTTGTTGTATTTTGATACTGAGTTGCTTTGTCATCCAATGGTTGCTGTAAAAATCGCCATAATTGATGACGTGCATTATTTGGCTCTGGGGCAATTCTAGGTAAATAACCCGCTGTATTATCATAATCATCATATTCTACATCCAAAATAGTATATAATTCTTGTGTAGGTCGGAATGTTACTTTAATTGTGATTTCTTGATATTGTATAGCCACTAATGGTAATGAAACTTTCATCGAGTTACAAAACCAAGTAGAAAGTGGAATAAATAATTTTCTACCTCTTATAGAAGGTTCTATATCACCTGTTTGTCCATGGAAACGATATGCATTCGGGTACATGTTAACATTATGATCTGTATTCGCCGGATTCACATATTCAGTTACATTTCCCGTCATTTTATTGAATTTTTCTCGTTGAGTGGTCGTAAAATCACGTTCCTTTAAACAATGTAAATATTCACCAGAAAATTTAGATATAATACTTGATCCCGCACAAATTTCAATATCTTTAATCATGGCTAAACCAATATCATCGACCCATTTAAATTCATATGGACGAGCATTATTATCTCCATCAAAATGGAATGGACTCCATATATCTGGTAAATTAACCACTATATATGTATCTGCTAATAATTCCGCATATCTTGGCACTTTAAATTCCATTACCGTATCTTGTTTGTACTTTAAATGACGCAACCCTTTATAGTCAATTCTAAATTTTTGCATACCAAAATTAGTATACTTGTGATATGTACTTTTAAAAAATGTCTTTGTAGGGTTGCCAGTAAATAAAACATTTGAATTTCCTTGTGATGCTATATTCATTAAACCGCCTGGCATAGATTTAATATAATATAACATAATAATTTTAATTTGAAATTTATAATAATGTTTTAAAACATTATATTAAGTTATAATATAATGAATGACAAAGACTTATACGGTATATTTTTAGTAGCTATATTTTTTGCACTAGCATTTATATGGTTAATATTAAATTATGTAATTGGTATATTAGAACGATATAATAAAAATAAAAGCACATATTATAATTTAAAAAAAAGTAAAACATTACCTTCAAAGACATTGCTCCCATTAAGTCAAAAACTAAGAGATTCCGTAACTGACCATAGTAGTAAAAAATATGGTGATTTCTACATTTCAGACTATGTTATATTTTCCAGTTTTAACTCCGCTGCTGGAGGAACATATCAAAATGATTGGGTAGATGAAGACATTTTAGTAAATATGATTGATACTGGAGCACGATTTTTAGATTTTGAAATTTATTCAATAAATGACAAAGCTGTAATAGCAGTCAATGATACAACATCGTGTCGTGAAACCGGTTCGTTTAACCATTTACCTCTTGATACAGTATTAAAAAGAGTGAATGAGAGAGCATTTCAAGGAAGTAATAATGACCCCTTATTTTTACAATTTAGATTAAAAACGAAAAACAAAAATGTATTGGAGCAATTAGAATATGGAGTAAAAAAATATTTTAATCATCGGTTATTACCCAAATTTACAGGTAATAATAGAAAAAATATTAACAATGTTAAATTAAAGGATTTAATAAATAAAGTCGTCATTGTAGCCAATGATAGTTATTGCGGTGAAAAAATACTAGAGAAAAGTAACTTTTATGACAATATAGTTAATATGTCTAATAATGATGCTGATACCGTATCTTACAGAAGTGAAAATGATATTGTTAGTGAAGCAGACAAAAAACAGCTAATCAAGGATTCTAGGGCAAAAACTATCATAGTGATTCCGGACCAAATGAAAAAGGGTATGCATCTTAATTTTAATCAAACCGATTTCCATACCAAATATGGTATTCAAATTGTACTAAGAAATCTATCATATTCAAAGGAAAATCATGTTCAATATGTAAAAAAATATATGAATGATTTTTATGACCACCCCCACCAATGTGCATTTAGATTAAAACCAGCCGAATTTAGACGAGAAATATTAAAGGTTAAACCTGGTGATGTAAGCGGTCAACAGGAGGGTACATTGGGTAAAAATATAAAGGGATTCAATGACATGTTAAACAAGGCGATGTAAGTGATCAAACGGAGGGTACATTGGAACAAAAAGCCAAGGGATTCAATGACATGTTAAAACAAAGTTTGAGGTTTTTCAATTAATTAATTTAATATATACAATATATATATTAAATGAGTTGTGCAAAAAACATGACATTTCAAGAATGTGAATTAACCATACTTAGAGGTGCGGTGGATAAAATAGATAAAAAAATAGGAAAAAGTAAATTAAGCGATCCTAATGTTGCCAAAATCATCAGTATAGTAGAAGCATTTTTAAAGAAAAAAAAGTTGGTTTGTTACGGTGGAACAGCTATTAATAATATATTACCAACAGAAGACCAATTTTATGATAAAACTATTGAATTACCTGATTATGATTTCTTTTCACCCAAGCCTTTAGAACACGCTCGTGAGCTTGCTGATATTTATTTCAAAGAAGGTTTCGAAGAAGTAGAAGCCAAATCGGGTGTACACGCTGGTACATTTAAAGTATTTGTCAACTATATTCCTGTTGCAGATATTACTTATATTGTACCAGAATTATATAAAAAAGTAAAATCAACCGCAGTCAAAGTAGATGGTATTTTATATTCCCCACCTAATTATTTAAGAATGCTTATGTTTTTAGAACTTTCTCGCCCAAATGGTGATGTTAGTAGGTGGGAAAAAGTTTTAAAACGCATTACAGTATTAAATAAAAATTATCCATTAAAAGTCAATAACTGCAATGTAGAAGATATACAACGATTGTTTGAATCAAATACAATTGATCCAAAAACAAAGAAAGTAAATAAAAATTTTCAATTTAGACTATTTGAATTAGTAAGAGATAATTTAATAAAACAAAATGTTATCTTTTTTGGTGCATATGCCAACCGTATGTATTTGAAAAATCTACCCAATCTTAGAAATAAAAAAATACCAAAAATACCAGATTTCGATGTTTTATCTGAGAATCCAAAACAAACTGCTGAAAACCTAAAAAACTTTTTAACGGATAACAACATTCAAAATGTAAAAGTAGTAACTAGAAAAGGTGTTGGTGAGGTCATAGCACCACATTATCAAATTTCAGTGAATGAAGAAATATTGGCATATGTTTATGAACCTTTGGCTTGTCACAGTTACAATGTTATTAGAGTAAAGAATAAAAAAATGCGTGTTGCAACAATCGATACAATGCTTAGTTTTTATCTAGCATTTGTTTACGTAGATAGAGCATATTATGACCCACAGCGTATATTATGTATGGCTCAATATTTGTTTCAAGTTCAGCAAAAGAATAGATTAAAACAAAAGGGTATTTTAAGACGATTTAGTATTGATTGTTATGGAAAACAATTGATGATTGAAGATATGCGAAAAGAAAAAAGCGATAAATATGAGGAACTAAAAGGTGATAGAGGTTCAAAAGAATGGAATTGGTATTTTTTAAAATATCGTCCTGTTGACGAACCAAAAAAATCCAAGAAAAACAAAAACAAAAATAAAAAAACAAAAAAACGTAAGAAAAATGGTAAACGAAAAACAAAAAAACGCAAATCTTCCAAGACAACCCTTTTTAAAAAAATATTTAATTTTTAATAAATAATAATGAATCATTATACATTATTATTTACATCTTAGAAGTTAAAGCTGAATTTTTTACAACCATTCAGATCATCCCGACAATCCACTTTAAAATGATCTGTTCCTCCACAATTTACACAAAGCATTTTCTTGATCGGTCCCAACTTTCCAGTGCTATAACACTGAATAATTTTATCGGGATATGTTGGTTCCATATACTGAAATACATACCATCTTTTTTCAACTATTTGCTTTTCACTGGGGATCACATAATTATCCTTTATATATCTATATAATTCTTTGTGACGGGGCGTTTTATAAACCAATTCATCTTTGGTTTGTGTCATTGTTCCCTTGTCTACCATGATTTTTGTATTCAGGGTCTGTGTTTGTGTATATACTGTAGTCATATTGTTATTATTATTTAATTACTTATTTTTAAATCACTTCAATTAATTTATATGTTGTAATCATAGATTTGTCAAATAATTTGTTAGCTTAAACGATAAATAGTATAAACCACCAAAACATGCTGTTTTTAACATCAATCCTTGTACTTTTATACTACCATCATTACTGAATAACTTCGGCAAAAAAGACATCATCACATTATTAATAAATGGTAAATTAAACAAAAAGAACAATACCATAATAAAAACACTTACATTCATTTCATTGTAAACATAATCTATATTTTCACGCTTCATCTTTTTTTCATTTCTTTCTTTCATAATACTATTCAAGGTGTCATCATTATTGATATAATCATATTTACCATCTTTTGGGATAAAATTTGGTTTAACTTGCTCATCTTGTGTTATATTTGTAGTTGTCATAGGAATGTCTCTAGATGGTAACCCAGTTAAATTTAACGCACCTGCTTCTTTAATACCTGCTACAATTTGACTTATATCATCCTTTGTCAATCCTGGATTTATATTTCCACTTTGTTGCATTGGTATATTTTGCTGCACCTGGGGAGAATAATTTTGTTGTATTGGTGCTGTATTTGAAACAACTTATTTGTATTTTGTGATGACGAACCAGGGTTGATGTCGTATCTCTTTTTTTCTAAAACTATTTGCTTACTTTTATTATCATTTGGCAATGCAGAAATACTTGTTGTTCCTTCCATTATAGTAAATATAAATATTTCTAACTATATATATTTACGCAAAATCTATTATTTTCTTATTAGCATCACAGGTCTGTGCTTCACTATTAAATTTATAGCATTTATCATTATATTTGAATGTTTTGTCCTGAATTTTATCAAAATGACTGCCTTTTATCACAATACAATTTCTACCATTACAAACTTTTCTAAATAATGTTGCAAGTCCTAATCCCAATAATATCGACATTGCAATTCTACCGAAATCACTATTTACAAACCTTTTAATATTCATATACTATTACATAATATTATTCCATGGTAACCTTTTTTACCTGCACTGGATACTCTGTAATAAGTTTTTTATTTTTTGGACACTTTACTTCTTCAGCATTAAATTTATGACAAGTTCCTAATTGATCTTTATATAATAAACCATCTACATTATCTGGATTGGGATATAAATATATTGTTTCTGGTTTAGAGCCAGTAATATAAACTAAAAATAAACCTATTGAAAGACTAATGATAAATGCCGGTAAATGTAATAACTTAAACATATATAATATTACAATATAATTAAATGTACATCATATATAATTATATAGCAACATCATATATATTTGAAACCACGCCGCCCTCTTGTTCATTATAATTATTGTCTTGTTGCAAAAATTCTTTTTGTACTAAAATATTGAAATCTTTGGTAACCGTCTGACCTGAAATTTTATCTACTATTTCAACAGGAGTTTTTTCAATCGCACAATATTTATATTTGATATCCCTTAAAAATTTTTGGTCATTTAATATTTTTGTAACATATATATCCATAGCATCCTTTAAAAAGGCTTTTTTTTGGTTTTGTACCTCTGTTAAGTAAGATTTTTTCAAATTATCCTTGAAATCTGTAATATTATTTGCAAGCTGAGTATTTATTTGTTTATACATTTCACTGCGATAAACCAAGTCATTTGTTTCCGGATCACGCATTTTTTTTTTATTATCCAAGTCTTCTTCTATTTCATCAATAAGTGCTTTTATTTCAATATATTCTGGTTTAAGTTTATTAAACTCATCTATCGTAACTTCTTCGTTTTCTAGTTCAAATAATAAGTGTAACTTTCTTACAATTATTTCACTCATTTTTTCTTCCAAATTATCACGCTCTGCTTCCAAATCCAATTTATTATCGATACAGTTTTCAATGTTTAATTCAATATTAAATTTACAAGGATTTTTGGCATTGCAAATACCCTTTAATATCCGACCCTCATTGGTAAAAAGCATGCCTCCTTCTGCATCACAGTTAACACATTTACGTTTTATATTTCTAATCATTTCATTTTTCGCTTCATTGCTTATTTTCTTCTTTCTGATTTTATTTTTTGCAAGATTATAACCTTCTTCATATTTTGCCTTAAACTTATAATATGTATTTAAAACATCGTTATAATTATCGTCCATCTATAATTAAACATTATAATAATTTTTATGCATTAAAACAAAATCACTTTCAAATTTTGGTAGATTTGTTATTAATTTATTTTGCTTCACTTGTTCTTTGTATGATAAATCTTTCATTTTATTAATCAAATATACGCGCTGATCATCACGTTTTTTCTTAATTTCTTCTGGTGTAAGTTTTGTTTTATATTTATAAACTAAGAAAATACCCAAAATGCTTATAAATAAGGCTAAATAAAAAACATTTAATGATAATTCCTGCAATGCACTTTTTTTTATATTTATATTCTTCAGTGTATTATAAAAAAAATATCTGGCACCGGGTTCAATTAGTTTAGGTGCTTGTATATCATTAAAATATTTCATATATTAATATTTAATTTAATAATATTAATATAATAACAAATAATAATGTTTTTTAATATTATATGAGTGAAACTGTTACTACAACTGATAAAGGAACTGCTTCTACTGTTATTTTTTTTGTGATTACGCTTATCTTTTTTACTGCTAAATATATCTTTGTTGATAAAAAATATAGTGTCGATAATCTAGAATATATTTTGGGGGAGTAGACGAAAAACCTAGTAAAAAAGGTGCATTGGATGCAATCATGACAGTTGCCTATTTTGCAATTATAATCATTATACAAATATCAATCAATTCCCAAACCATTTTAGATAAATGCAAAGGTTATACACAACCCGTTGGTGTCTTATTCAGTACAACAATTATACCCAATGTACTTATATTAGGACTCATTTACTTTGTTATTACATTAATGCCTTCTTGGAAATACCCATTTTCATATGTATTTGGTATGGTTAGTTCAAAACTTAGAAAAGCATGGGAAAGCTTGCGCAGTAAACCAGAAGACGGAGAAGCGGCAAAGAAAACATCATTACTTATGAAAGTGTGGACAAAAGCATTTGGTACAGAAAGTACTAAATTCATTAAAAAAATAACAAAAGAAAACTTTACAGAGTTCTTTAGAAAAGCATTTGAAAGTGAGGGTTTATTAAATAAGCCGAGAAAGAAACGATAAAGGACATGATAAGTATATGTAAAAATGAAGATAATATAGAATATGTGACTGCTTTAAATGATATTGATCGTGCAAGAATAGCCGAAACTAAAGGAGACTTCAAAAAAGCAGAAAAAACATACAATAGCATTAAAAGTATATATCAATACGTTATGAGAAAGGATTTGGTTGCACAATGTATATGGTTTTTACTTGCAGGTTTTCTATTAATGAATGTTACACAAGATACTATAAGTAGCATTGAATGTGAATATACTGCGGAGCAATTAAGGGAAATTTCTAATAGGCAAGAAGCCGACTAATACATTATTTTAGGAGCTGCTAAATAATACAATACAACTAAATAAGATAATATAGCTAATACAAATGTAATTAACCAGGCAGGTAATATAGTTTTCTTTTCATAACCCAATCCAAAGTCACGAAGTGTACCGTCATTATTATATAAAAATGATGGTTTCAATAAATGCACAACAGCAAAAATAGAGAAAAATACAAGGATAGCAACAGAAGTTAGATTATTTCTGATAAATCTTCTTAAATTCATAATAAATTATAATTAGATTTTATAAATTTAAATTATAATTTAATAATATTCATCACCATCAAAGTTTTCACCAAAATCATCGTCTTCGGCCATATTTATCGTATTTTCTTCTCTTTCTATCAATCTTGCACTATGTTGGTCTGCTATATGATCCATCATATAAATATCCCGATGCATATCCGACACATCATCCATAACAGCACCAATCTGTAGCTCTCTCAATGCATTCTGCTCTATTTCATGTCTTTCTTTGTCATATTGGTCTTCATTATAAATATAAATTGCAGATGTTCTACCAACTGCCCAGTCACCTAAACTAAGATTCTTCATTACATCTTCAATTTTTCTAGCTTCTTTGGATAAATTGCCCAGGCGCTCTTTTATTTGTTCCTTTTCTTTTTCTTTAACACGAGAAACCTTGCCTTTTATGGTCTCTTGATTCATATCAACCATTGATTTTCTATTTTTCATAAGGGTTGTACATTGAAACACTATTTTTCTTAATTTAACTTGCAAGGCCCTCTTGTTTAAATCATTTAACAATACCTGGTCAATCATCGTTTCTGAATTAATAAACATTGAAAAAACAATTAATAAAGAATGATAATACAACATCATAATTATATTACTGGGAATCTTTCTTTCCTCGACATTGCCTTCATTGTCAACATATTGACAATAATAAGGAATATTTTTAACAAAATCTTTTATATCTTTACAATTTTTTAATAATGATATCATACATTCATCTAACAACGGATCATCATGGAATTCTGTAAAAAAGTTAAATTCCCTGAAAATAAAGCTTTCAATATCACCTCTATGATATTCACTTAAATTCCAGTGTTTTGGTACAAGTAATGCATTTTTATCACCCTTTTCACCTTTTATTTTACGAAAATCAGCATTGTTAATAATCATATTTGGTAAATAATCGATAAAAAATAAAATATTATTCTTTAAAAAATCACAAGCAATATGATTTGTCCTATCCAAAGGAGTTAATGTAATGTCATTTAATATTTGTTCCCAATTTACCATATCATCCAAAATTTCTTTTAATTTTCTTTGCTCACCTATTACTTTCATTTTTTCCACCAGGTAACTTTTTAATACTTCAATTTCTTTAGATAATTCTATTTGCAATCGGTCTGTGTTTTTTAATTCACTATCTGTTTTCACACCAATTATAGTTTGTTTGATTTTTTCTAATATCTCAATGGAATAATTTTTATTAACTTTTTTAGTTTCCAATAAATTTACAATTTCTAGAAATCCTTCATCACAAGGGTTTTTTGATAGAGTTAAATCCATATCTATTCTAGTTTTTTTATTCATGTAGTTTAACAAATTTACTAGATTACCTTCACTATAATTCAAATTTTCCTTTTTCATTATATCTATTTTCTCTTTTAATGATTGAAATCGTGTAAATTTTGATGTATTTTTTCCACACAATAATTTTAATTCATCATTCAATTTTAAACCACTATTGAAATGACAATGTTTAATAAAATTTGTATAAATTAATTCTTCGTCAAATCCTCCACCTACCTCAGTATATTGTGTTTTTCTATCTACTTTATCATTAATAAATGGCATCGTGTTATTTTTATAACGGTACTTCTCCATTGTTAGACGTTCCACAATCTCTTTATATTTGGCTATGTCGCCATCCTTATTCATAAAATAATCAATTGTGTATTTTTCCCCTACATTACAACAAGAATTTTGTATTACAGCATTTCCTACTGTACTAAGTAACAATGTTTCTTTTTTAACAACTTTTTCTATCAATTCTTGCATATAAAATGAATTCTTTATGATCTTTCCCAACAATGTATGATACATGTCTCTTTGTTTTATATCTCCTTCCCGTATTGCAGTATTAAACCTGGTGAAAAATGAACTATCGACACTTTTTAACTCTTTTACTTTTATTTCTATTAATGGTGGTAAAAATGTACTCCAAGATTTCAAATCAAACTCTTCATTTATTTCCATTTCAACATTGCTTTTTAAATACTCTCTTTTATCTGCTAATAATTCTTGCACTGAAGATCGGATTAACACCTTTTTATCAATATAATCTTTTATCTTTTCACTATACTTTTTAATTATTTCATTGCGTTTTGATTTACTTTTTGGGATAACTGACCAGGGGCGGTCGCTAGAACCGAGACGAATACTCGCAATAACACAAATCAAATATCGTATAAATGTGTCATCGTCACCTTCTAATGGATATCCTTTAAATGATTTAGGATTACATCCAGGGAATGTTCTACTTGTACTAACCGATGGTATTTTCGTTTGTACTTTAATAGCATAGTATGCAACTGTTAATAAAAGTAAATACTCGTCATGAATATATTCATATGGTTTTATTTTGCGCTTTTTTTTCTTGGCAATTGCTACCCTGGCGAGCATACAATTTTTCGTCCATCAAATCATTTTCCAAACCCAATAATACATTACTAATAACATAATCTTCTGCGTCCACACTGATTTTCATTTGGGTATTTAAAGTAGTAACTATATTAGCTATCATCACAGCATCTTTGTTTTCATACTTATTAATTTTTGCCATTTGTTTTTCCTTTTCGCTTGCAAGATCTCCTGCTTCGTCGATGATATCCAAATCTTCGCGTGTAAGATAATCTTCTTCTAATTCGGCATTGGTTGATATTTTAAATCCCATTTTATCATAACCTTCATTCAAATCAAAATCTATATTACGAATAGTATAACCACTATACTTGTCTACTATTTTATCTCCATCTGCACTCTCTTCACCTTGGCGTAATTGAATTTCTTCTAATTTGTCTAAGTACATATTATCTTCGAATGCCTCTGCTAAGTCAATGAAAAATTTGGGTAAAAGAGGTAACATAGTCTCTTTACAATATAACCAATATATGGATTGGTCTTTATTTGTAGAATCTGGATAAACACAGTAATTTTGTACAAATAATTGTATATAATTTTGTCTTTTGCTGAAATCTTGCTCACCCAATACTCTATCACGAAGTTCTACGTAAGGTGATTGTTTTATTTCACGCATGGTTAATTGTTTTGCTATATCCACTTGTTTATTATTATATAAATAATCTCTTTTTTGATTCATGTTTTTCAATATACTTAGTCTATTTTTATAGTGGGATAACAATTCACGTGTTTTCTTTTTATATTCACTTATATTTTGGGTATATGTATTTTCAAAATTTTTCATTATTTGATCCAATAATTGCTGTTTCATTTTATTACGATTAGTCTCTACGTTATCACAATTTTCTTTTATATTCAAACACCTTGCCTTTGTATTGCAAAAACTAATATTATCCGCATCCTTTTTTGACATATCATTATCTATTCTCCATTTATTATTGCTACGGATGTAAAATGTTGTTTTATCATCTTTTTCAAGTACAGCATAATCACCCTCTCTTATTTTTTTTGCACCATCTACTATAGCTTCTGCATCACGCTGCGCCATTTTCACATCTACCGCTAATTTCTCTATCAAATGTTTTTTAATTATACCTTTAAATTCATCAATAGGTAAATTTTCAAATTCAATAAATTCCTCTTTAATTTCATATGGAGTAGTATCATATTTTTTATCAAAGTAAACATCATCTACACCATCATCAGCTTTTAATTCGTCTAATTCAATGTATCTTTTTGCCAATTGAAAATCGGTACATTCAGTATCTTTTTCTCGTTCCGTTTCTACATTTATTTTGGTTTCTGCCAATTCTCTTTCAACGACTGCATCAATATCCACATCCTGGTATAAATCTAATAAACTATAACTAATCGCTGTGTTCCAAAGACGACCATTATCTTGATTGAATATTTTAAAGATTGATTCTGAAAATAAATCAGTCTCTTTTAAACCATAAAGTTGATATAATTCTCTATGTTTATTATGAAGCAACATGGAAAGGACATTTTTATTAATTCGCCAATTCTTGTTTTGACGAAAAAATCGTTTGGCTAGATTTGAGTGGTTGTTTATAGTTTTAACGAATGATGAAACATTTTTTTCTACTTTTTCCACCAGGTCGTTATAATCATTTTTGTGTAATTCCGAATAATCAATACCAAAATATTCCAACGGTTCCAACATTTTATCAATTGATACACCTTCATTTTTTTGCAAATGTTTATTTATAACTGTGCCTACATCAGGAATCATAGCATAAAGGAATTTATCATACGTTTTTTCCGTATTTCTATCCGAGTATTCTATTTTTTCATTAAATAAGTATTGCTTGAAATACTTATCATTTAATTGAATTTCACTATCTAAATCGTGTTTATCATTGTCATTAATATAATCTTCGTTGAAATTTTGCGTTTGCATAGCCATATTACCAAGTAGATTCCAATTACTATAGTTAGCCCTTTCATAATGAGCCTGTGACTTATGTAACATATTACTTATGCCATTTACATCATAAATTTTTCTTAATTTGGTAGGAACAGTTAAAAATCCCTTTATAAACATGGTTTCATTATTTCTTGTTTTTACCAATTTTCTTCGTTTAGTATTGGGGTCCATTTCGGTCATCATACCACTGGTAATATATTTTTGAATATTATATTCTTTTTTATATAATTCTTCGTTATATATAGTTGTGGATATAGCAGCATTATCTTCAATGATACTACCAACCGAATTATTATTAACAATAGTTTCAATATTGTTATTTACTTCAACTTCATTTAATATATTTCTTTTATCTTCTGGATTTTCTATAGGATTCAAATAATCATGAATCTTGTTAATAAGATAATTGGTTTTATTTTCTTCACTTGATACATGATTATTGCGATAATCATCGAATAAATCAAATTCTAAGTCTGATACAATTATGTCTTCTGGTGCATCGTCATCAAAAACATCAATATTATATATTTTTTTTATATTGGATACGATTGGTATAATCCAATTTAATTGACTATCCATATCTTTTAATTTTTGTTTTAATGGCTTGTTATGTCTCCCGTTTACTTTGCTTTTAATTATATTGTTTTCAGAATTTTTAACAGAAAATTCATCCCGCAATTCAATATATCGTTTAATTTGTGTATTTATTTTTTCCATTACTTTTGGACTTTGTTTATCTGTTGGAATTGTTGACAGCAAGTCATTTAAAATATCACTTGTTTGTGCTTCAAGGTCATATCTTTTCTGTCCTTCTTTTACTTCATATTCTTCTTGTACTTCAATTACACCAATATCATCACTAAATACATCGTCTCCCTCAATGATTAGCTCTTTATTTTGTTTCATTACTTTTACAAAATCTTCATTGACCATTAATTTAAGGTCATCATCATCATAAATTTCCATATCATCTTCATCTATCAATTGCCCCAATTGCTCTATATCATCAGTCAGTGTATCATCACCATCGTCTTCTTTTCTTCCGCGTATGAGTACCGATTCATCTTCGGGTTCTTTTTCTACATCTGGTGGTATAAAATCCTTAATACTAACAATGGGTAAATTTTTAGGTATACCCTTGTATTCAAAATCAATATATAATACTCTACTATCACTATATGTGGTTATTTCAATCATGTCTTCTTCTAAATTTGTGATTTTACCATTGATAAAAAATGGAACTTGACCACCAAATTCTATGGAAATATTTTTTCCCACTACAAGGTCATTCTGCCTGGCGAATCCCTTTTCATTATTCTTTTTTAATATCTTAATATTCTCAATACTCTCATCCATTAATTCTTCATTTTCAATATTTAATATGTGTTCACTATAATCATCCTTGCTTATTATCGTCATAGTTTCTTCATCGAGATAATAAATAAAGAATATTTTGTTATGTAATGCGTCATTACCAGGTGAAATAATTTTAATAATATCTCCTAATTCCATTGTATTATTAGATGCCATTGTTTCTTATATTATTAATATATAATTTATATATCAATAATTAATTGATTTATATAAATTATTTAAAAAAACAAACATTATTTAAATAATGACAGATACAAACGACTTTCAAACATTAACATATACATTTAATCTAGGTGCTTATGCAGACGTCGGGAAAGTAGTAACAGATAAAGAATATGCGGAATCAAAAAATCTTATTGTAAAACACATTGGAAATAAATATTTAATTAAATACGATAAATCTAAAGTAACAAGAGGAAATACAGGTACACTAGGTTTATTTCGTTCTATTATTACAGACGGCAAAAAAATTATTTCATTTGCTCCACCAAAATCATATAATTCTAAAGATGAACAATGGATACAAAATCCAAATAAATACCTTTATGGGAGCGATACCTTGATCGGTAAAGAAATTGATAATTTCGTAATTGAAAACTATCATGAAGGTACAATGATCAATGTATTTTGGGATGAAGACTTAGAAGATTGGAATATAGCAACCAGAAGCAATATTGGCGGTCGCTGTAAATATTTTAAAGATTCTGAACATACCTTTCGCTATCTTTATTTGGATGCGATAAACAAAATGGAAGAGTTTGACAATGATTATTCAGCATCATTTAACAATTTAGACAAGAATTTTAGCTATAGTTTTGTATTACAACACCCAAAGAACCGATTAGTAATTCCTTTTCAACAAGCTAAATTAATTTTAGTTGGGAAATATGAATCATTGGATAACTGGGAAGTAAAAGCTTATAAAGAAGTAAATAAAAATAGTATAGTGACACAACAATATATTAAAGACCATTTTAATGAGGAAACTATTCAAAGTGCTATGACAAATCAATACAAGCTGGTTGGATGGATGATTTACAATGGAGGTACAAGATTTAAAGTCAGGAATCCAACTTATGAGAAGGTGAGACAATTAAAAGGAAATAATCCTAAATTAGAATTCCAATTTCATGAATTAAGAAAAAATAATAAGATTATTGAATATTTATTCTATTTCCCTGAACATAAAGAAATATTTAATGGTTATTGGAATAAAGTGAAACAATTTACTGATAATTTATATCAAAATTATGTGAAATGTTATATTCAGCACCAAAAGCCATTGAAAGAGTTTCCGTATCAATTTAGAGGACATATGTTTAACATTCATCAAACTTATTTAACTGATTTAAAACCAAATAAATTATATGTGAAATGGGGATTTGTAAAAAATTATATAAATGATTTACCTTCAGCCAGATTAATGTATTCAGTAAACTATGAAATGCGCAACGTTGAAAGAGATAATGCTATGGAAAAAGACCTTGAAAAACAAACCAAACCCGAAGAAATTGATTTCAATACAGTATAATAACAATATGTTAATAAATAATACACATTAATAAATAAAAATGATAATTTATAATTTTTATTTATATGATAGTTAAACATCAATAATAATATCTTTCCTAATTGAATTATATATCTCAATACCAATATCACAACAATTGTCAATTATATTATAAATTTTGGTAGTTTCTATTTCACTTTCATCAAATGCTATGCGTATAACCGAATCAGGGTCGTGCGGGTGATTCTTTCTGAAACCACTATATGAAATTTCACCACTTTGAAAGTAATTTTTAAACAAAACATATTCTATTATTTTACCAATAGTATAATCTTCATTTTTTAATGTAATATCAAATGAATTTGGTATAGTACTGATACTTTTTTCAACCACCAACTCATTATCCATGATTTCTTTTTTAATCAATTTTAATTTCTCTACAATAATTTCACAGGCCTTTTTCACTATAATTTCATTTTTAAATACACCAACCGTTTTAATTTTCATATCAAAACTATCATTAATGAATACTCTTTCACTATCATGATTCCTCCAGTTAAGTTTTTGACTTTCAATATCTTTGTCTTGTTCTCCTTCTCCATGCTCTACATCATCAAACAAATCTTTCATCATTTCATCTTGTCTAACTAGGTCGGGTGTATACTGATATGTACATATTGAAACAACGTTGAATGCACCAGACTCTTTAGCATTTCCATAAGTTAATTTAGCATGAACTGATAATTCTTCTGCTAACAATTCGCTCGATATTTTAGGACGCAACCTGGCAAATATAATATGATCACCAGTAATTTTATTTGATGGAAACATTACATCTCTAACTTCCTCCGTAACAAACTTATCCGTTGCTAAATCTTTTACTTTAAAATCTTTTGTAGTAACAAACATCATATCATTTGTGGTATTTTTTTTATCAACGACAATTTCTAAATTATTTATATCAAATTTATCATTTACAATATGAATTGGGATACATGACAAACGTTGTTTTAGAATTTCATTATTTAATTGACTAGTATTGATTTTAAAATCGGCTAAATTTTTTTCATATGGAAATGTGCGAAAAACAACTGTAGGAACATCACTTAAAATAGTTCTTCTTAAGCCATTTGCTATACTTACATTGGTATTTTTTAGGGTAAATAATAACATACCATTTTCATTTCTATAATTAGTAACTTCGGGAATATTTATTTTAGTAACAATTCTTTCTACTTCTTGTGGGGATTGACTATCTTGATTACTCATTATATTTATACATAAACAATATTTAATATTTTTATTTCAATTAATATAAGTTAAATGAAATATAAAACTTGCTAATTGTAATATAATGAGCTACATTTTATACTATAGCAATTATTGCAAACATTCGCAAAAAATTATAAAATCACTTTCAAAAAAAAATTTAGATGGTAAAGTTCATTTTATTTCCATTGATAATCGGGAAGCTTTAGATAATAAAATATATATTATTTTGGAACAAGGTAAAAAACTATTACTACCACCGACAATTAAATCTGTGCCAGCAATATATGATTTAAATAATCATACTACTGAGTTTGGTGCCAATATACTACGTATTATAAATTTATTAGACAAACCAGTGTCACCTCTTGAAGAACCAGACCCTTTTACGTTTATGAGTGGCGATATTATATCCGATACTTATTCTTTTCTTGATTTAAAAAGTGATGAAATGTTAGCCAAAGGTAATGGTGGTATAAAACAAATGCATAATTATGTCGGCATAGATTCAATTATTAAAATTAATACACCAGATGAAGATTATGTGCCTGACAAGGTGGGTGGAAATGATTTGGAAAAATATCAAAGAGAACGATCACAAATGTTACATGAAATAGCAAAACAACAAGGGAGTAATAATCCTGGTCACCCAAATGCAAATCCACCAGGTCAATATGCAAATTATTAATATTATGCAATATATTTATGTATTTTAATATAAAGAAATAAGCAAATATATATTATCTATGGACAAACGACAAATAATGACAGCCTTCAATAATCATTTAATGGAATTTTGTCAAGAAGTAATAAAAATATTCCCTGAAAATTATAATCTTCAAACTGCATATAAATTTTTAGAAAGCTTAAAGCGTTATAATCCAAAGAAAATTATTGAAATGTGGCATTTAAAAATTTATTCCAAATATAAAGAGCAAATAAAAAATAATGATTTTGCATTTTTTCAAGACAAAGATTATCAGAATGATTTTGATCCACAAAATTCAGTCACAAATAAAATATTAAATGTAATTAATGAAATAAGAACTAGTGTTAAAAATAGTTCTGAAGAAAATAAAATGAAGGCATTGAAATATGGACAAAATTTAAATCGCTTATGTGAACTTTACTTTGTCCAAATAAGTTAAAAAGATAAACATAGTAATTGTAGTATTATGTCGTTATCACATTCAGAAACGTGTTGTATATGTTATGATAATTTAAATGATATTAACATGCAAAATGCAAAAAAGAAAGAACAAGCAAAAGAAGATCAATTAGAAATAGTGAAAAACCCGATATTTTGTAATCATTGTATAGAAGGAGCTGTTTGTTATGAGTGTTACGATAATTTAATAGAAAATGACCCTTGACGAAAAATGTCCAATTTGTAAACGAACAGATTGGAATCCTGTTATTATAGAAATGAATATTATTGAACAATCTTTGTTTGAAAATGAGAAAGAAGAAATTGAATTAAAATGTGATTGTACTTGTAATAATATATTTGAATGTATATATTTTTCAATATTAAATTTTTTAAAAGTTTCTGCTATAGTTGCAATATATGCGTTAATATTTTTTATGATTGGATTTATACTTAGTTTATTCATTACTTTTAATAATTCTCCAACATCTTCTCTAATAGGATATATTGGAATTATGATATTGAGAGGATTGATAATAGTAGCAGTTTTAATAATATTTGGACTTTGTTGTTGTTGTTGTTCATATAATGGTAATGATCAAAATCCAGATGATTTTTTATATGATAATCTAGCCGGTTTAGTATTATATTGGTTTATAAAAGTCATTCAATTTTTTTATAGTTGATAATTATGATATATTATAATAATTATCAAAAGTTTAATATAAACAATTAAAATTATAATCTTTATATGGAACCAGCTGAAACATCTAGCCAGGACGAATTTATGAAGGTTATGACAGATTTTTATAAAGATATGTTAACTACATTTCCCGAGTGTAAAGAACACTGTACATTTGAATTGTTAAATGATTTAAATAATAAAAATTATAGCGAAGACGTTGAAGAGCTTTATAATTATTGTTTAAAAATTTACCCTGAAATGTTTTTTGATATCTTATATCAAAATAATGACATTTTTGAAGACGCTAGTAAAAATACAATGTTTTTACCAGATATCGAATTTAAAGATTTGTGGCAAGAGGACATTAGTGATAAAACAAGGGAAATCATCTGGAAATATCTCCAAATGATTATTTTCATTGTTATTAATGATGTAAAAGATAAAAATAGTTTTGGAGATACGGCTAAATTGTTTGAAGCTATAAATGAAGACGAGTTTAAAACCAAAATTAATGATACTTTGAAAGAAATGGAAAATATTTTTAATTTAGATGGTTCGCAAAATGATTTATCTGGAGCTAGTTTTAATTTTAATGATATTTCAAATATGAATTTTGACGATTTACCAGATGGAGACGATTTGCACAAACATTTAAATAATTTAATGGGTGGGAAAATAGGCAATTTAGCACAAGAAATAGCAGATGAAACAGCTAAAGAAATGAACATTGATATTAATGATAGTAGCTCCATGACAGACGTTTTCAATAAAATGTTTAAAAATCCAGGAAAACTAATGGGAATGGTAAAAAATATTGGGGATAAGATTGATAAAAAACTAAAATCAGGTGAAATAGATGAAAAAGAATTAATGCAAGAAGCGTCTGAATTAATGACCAAAATGAAAAGTATGCCGGGAATGAAAAATATGGATATGAATAAAATATTTAGTCAATTTGGAATGTCTGGTATGCCTGGTATGCCTAAAAACGCCAAATTTAACATGGGTGCATTTCAAAACAAAATGAGTTCTATGAGTAGAAGAGAACGCATGCGAAAAAAATTAGATAAAAGAAGGGAAGAATTGATTCAGTCACGTTCCTTAAATAATACAACAGAAGAATCATTTAAAAAAACACCGCGTGTAAGAAAAAACCAAAAAGTAAATAATCAACCACAGTATTTACAAACTATAGATGAAATAGCAAATGAAATTGAAAATATGACTGTAACCACCGAAACAAATAAGAAAAAAAAGAAGAGGAAGAAAAGAAAGAAGAAAAAGAAAAAAACAGATAACGCAGCTACATCGGAGAATAATTAATGTTTAGTAAATATATATTATAATGCCATACAAAACCATTAATGATAAATTTTGGTCCGACCATTTTGATATTTTATTTAAAGAACATCGCATCCTTGAAATACTTCCTATTGGAGATTTATCACTTGAACGTAAATTAAATGCAGCAACACGTCTTTTAATTCTTTTAACTATTTTAGGATATTTTTTCACACACTCTAATAAATTATTAGTATCCACTGCTATTGTTTTAGTTGTAATGGCCGTCTTATATAAAACATTTAAAATAAGAAAATTTAACTCGGTTCAACCAGCAGAAGGATTCACCGGAAAAAATGAAATCAATTATCAAGCTGAAAAACACAATTACACGACCCCAACAAAAGAAAACCCAATGATGAATGTATTATTACCTGAAATAAATGAAAAACCAAATAGGTTGCCAGCTGCACCAGCATTTAATAAAGAAGTAAGAAAAGAAATTAATGAAGCTGCAAAAGATGAAAGATTGTTCGCTGATTTAGGCGATAATATTAGTTTTAATCGCTCAATGAGAAATTTCCATTCCATGCCAAATACCCAAATTCCAAATGATCGTGAAGGATTTAGACAATTTTGCTATGGTGATACAGGATATTGCAAAAACACATATAACACAAAATGTTCTATTTAATAATTATAAAAATAATATTATCTTCATAATTATTATATTAATGTCGTCTACACATAGTTTTAAATTTGATCATATGTCAAGACTTGGCGCTGATTTTGTAGCTGAAAACGAAGAAGATATGCAAAATAATCAATTCGGTAGCTACACAACCACTAACTTTTTTGCACACCAATGTGGTATGAAAAAACCTATTGATTTCGCTACTAGTCAACCCAATGTTTTTTATAAAGGTGGTGTTGGTAATTGTTGTGATGTCAATGGATGCAATGTAGATGTAGATAGTCAGTTGAAAATAATGACCACCCAAACGAATCCAAAATGCAGGATTAGCTTACATCAAAGACAATTTAACTCTGTTCCTTATTTAGGAAAAGGAGAACACAAACCAGATGTCGAGTCAAAATTATTGTACTCTGGATATTCTATGGACAAAAAGAATGCCAAAATCCTAACTGAAAATTGTTTTAATTGTCAATACATGGAAATGGTACCTAGTTTAAAAAATAATGTTCAAAAAGCGGAAAATCTTATTGAAGAAAGTGCTGATAGCAATTGGATACGTGGAGGAACAGCCACTCGTGAAATAAATCGTGACCGTGTATTTGCACAATAAATAAATTAATATAAATATGAAACCATATTAATATTAATATACGTAAAACATTTGAAAATAAAGTGATAAATTAATATAAATGTATGATATTTCTGTAAATGTAGCTTATAAAGAAATTAACAACGAAGATGAATCAGACGAACAATTTAGAAAATGTTTTTTAGATGTATTTGGTTTAAAAGAATTTGATGATGGTGTTGTGGTTGAAAGTTTAGATGGGGTTTATGATGATTTAATTAAATTTGAAAATATTAAACCAATATTTTCTGAACTAAAAGACCAGTTATCTAAACGAATGCCCATGTTCAAAGCCGAAGATAAAGATTTAATGTTGTTTTTATTTTCATATGACACATTCGAAGATGCACATAAATTAATGCAAAATTTACATAAAAATAATCACAAATCTATTGATCAGGAATTTGTTGATAAGATTATTCATACCATTAAAAACACAATGTAATTAACTTAATAATTAAATAAACAGGGAATAATTTTATATCATTAATACATATATATGGCCTCCACAAGATTAAAAAATTTACCCGGTATGTATAAACAAGAATCCTCTATTAATAATAATCATATGCAATATAAAACAGCAAGACACCAAGCTATACCCGATACCAGTCGCTTACCTACTTCTGGTATAAATGGTGGTGTCATGAAAGGTGGGTACAATAATAATGTTTTATCCAATAATACAGCAGATGTAGAAAGTTCATTATTTGGTATAGGTCTTAGCAATTTAGTAGAAAAAAAACATTTCCAAAACCCCAACCAAAACACCCTGGGTGAAGTAAAATTTTTTGATGACACCTATATATCACTGCCGGAACCACTACACATTGAAGGCAATCAACGTCCGGTTATTTTTAGAAGATAAATATATAACATACTATTATATATGTATTTAAAACAACAATATTTGGATTATGAATTTTATAAAGGCAACCGTTTATCTGATTTATATTTCAATAATGCTAAGGAATTAGATGATAACTTTGAAAATGTAGAGCAAACATATGGAGATATTGCAATATTATATCACCAGGCTTTGTTAATTAATAAAAATAATATTGATACTGTGAGTAGTTTAACCAAGATGATAGATGATGGTAAAATAACAGCTGAACAATCTGGAGAACTTAGAAAAGTTGCATTTTCAAAATTAAAAACAAGAAATAATAAAATTGCTGATTTAAACATAGATGATTCAAATATCAATCTAGAACTCATTGATTTCACTCCTCCAATTTTTAAATTTGGTAAAGTAACTACAAATTTAAGAAATATTGTACAGGTAGAATTTAACGAACCAATCAAAGAAAACAATAATATTTCACCAAATGATTTTCAAGTTATTATAAATAATAATTATAAACAAATTTCAAACATTACTGTAGATTCAAGTGGTATATTATTACTACATTTATCAAAGGATGTACGCCAAGGAAAAACAATATTAATACAATATGTACGTGATCTTATTAATACTGATAATAATGTTACCGATAGAAATAACAATATACTTGTTTCATTTGGTCCTGTGCAAATTGTTAATTTAGTTGATACTACACCACCTTATTTTACAAATGGCGAAATTAAAAATGAAACACCAGATACAATTGAATTATTTTTTACAGAATCCATGAATAACAATACTAATTTTGATGAAAATACATTTACAATAATAGTAGGTGGACAAGAAGTAGATATAAAAAATATTACCATCAATAATAATACCATTTTAATTACATTATTCAATAATATTATATCTACACAATCAATATTAATTAGTTATGAAAAAACAAACGATATATTTAAAAACTTAACTGACCAGGTTGGAAATGAACTTTTTAGTTTTACAAATCAAGAATTAACAAATCACGTTGCTCCGATATATCAATCTGGTAAAATAATTGATGACTTCCCTAATAAAATATTCATTGATTTTGATGGTGCTATTTTAAGTACAATTCAATTTAATACAAATGATTTTTCTATCTCAGTTGAAGGAATAACTGTTGATATATTATCAATTAGCGTAAATAATGAGAAAAACATAGAAATCACACTAAAAAATAATGTTGAAACCAATCAAACTGTTATTTTATCTTATACAAAGTCAAATATTTCATCCAATAATATAGTTGATGGAAACAATAATCCTGTTGATAGTTTTAATGATAAAATCATAGAAAATTTACTCGCTCCAATATTTGATAATGGATTTGTAACAAACGAAGTAAACAATATAATTACCATTGATTTCAATGCAAATATTAAAGATATATCGGAAGAACTTGATTTAACTACTGATTTCACATTAAAGATTAATAATCAAAATAAATCAATAAAAGAAATATCAGTGCAAAATGGATATGTCATTATTACTACATATGAATATTTTTCTTCTATGCAGAGCATTAGCATAACATATTTAAAAAATAATAGTGCAACCGAAAAAAATTTAACCAATGACCAGAATATTGTTGTAAAATCATTTACAGCAAATATTGAAAATAGGGTAGCACCAGTATTAATAAAAAAAATAGTAGAAAATGATAGTTCCAATAATATCACATTAGAATTCGATGTTGATGTTTCATCTGTAAATATTAAACCTGAAAACTTTCAAACAAATATAAAAGGTTATAAATATACTGATTTTCCAATAATAGAATATAGCACAAATTCACAATCAATACTCAATATTATTAATGCACAAATAGTAAATGGTAACGTCGTTCTGAGTTTTGATGGAATTGTAGCTGCAGGCGCAGAAGGTTATGTGCAATATATACATCCGGGTGATAACAGTGATCAAAAAATAACTGATTTATGTGGTAATCATGTAATAACAACCTCATTAATATATCCATCCTATCATCCAACAGAACCATATAATTGGATTACAAACAAAGTAGAACCACAATTAGTAGGCGCAGAAATAGTACAATATGTTGTAAATGAAAAAACTGGAGTGGAATATTATCAAGGCATAATACTTAAATTTAACCCACATAGCATAGACAACCTAAGTAATGCTGTATCTTATGAAATATTTGTAAACAATGCGAATACCAGTAGCAGCATAGACGATAATATATTTTTTGAAACAACCAACCAAAGATTTACCAATTCACCACAAAAAACCTTATTGATTATTATGTCAAACGAGAATACTATTAACGATACTTTATCATTAAAGTATTATTCAAACAATAATAACTATATAAACTACACAGATTATCAAAAATTTATTGATTATCGTGAATACAATATGAGTGAATACAATACAAGCATTGATAAATTAAAAGTTATACCAATTAGCGATAGTATTTCTATTATTAACAAATTACCACCTTTATTTTCATCTGGTGAAGCAACCAATGCAGATTTCAAAAGAATCATATTAAAATTCAATTCAACACTCGTAAGTAAAACTATTTCACCTGATAATTTTATTGTTAAAATCAATGATATCTCACAAAACATTACAGAAGCTGGTGTTTTTGATAACAGTAATGCACTATATATAAAAATGCAAAACAAAATACCAGATGAAAGTACTATACAAGTCATTTATACTAGAGACACAACAGATTCTTCCAATAATATTCAGGGTATATATCAAAATGACATAGCAGATTTCGATACTGAAACTAATATAATTAATACGATTGATTCCACACCACCAGAAATACTTTCACTTATCACAACAAGTCTAAATTTAATTTCAATGCAATTAAACGAACCTCTTACAGAAAATATCATTAATGATGATATATTAAATATACACATTGATAATGTTCTTGCGGATGTTAGTAGCGTGGTTATTGATAGTAGCAATATACAAATAGTTATTCATGAAAATATCACATCTATGCAAAACGTCACTTTAACCTATGACGCTACACAAAAAGACGGTCCTTACGTATCTGATATATTAGGCAATGTTTTACACTATCCCAATCCTATATCCATTACAAATACAATACCACCTGTATATACATCATCTACAACTATTTATAGTGGTAATTCAACTAATAATAAAATAATTGAGTTATCGTTTGATGTTGATATTTCACAAAATACCGATACTGATTTATGTGGCAATGATTTTGACTTAACTATTGATGGTGTTTCACCAGGTTTCAATAGTATTTCTATAGTAAATGGCAAGGTGCAAATAACCACAATTGATAATATCGTATCTATGGAAGATATATCATTTAAATACACCCAATCAGGGATTTCAACGAGTCACATGAAAGATAACAATGGAAATAGTGTTGTTAGTTTTATAAACAGAAAAACAATACAAAATACAATACCACCATTTTTTGATCCAGCATATCCACCCAGAATTACAAACGCTGAACCATTCAAAATTAGAATACCATTTAATGTACCATTGACAAATAATATATATAATAATACCAACAATTTATTACCGAGTTCCTTTTCATTACAATTATATACTCAACCAACATTATCACCGACCATAAATAGCATTGATATTTCTAATGGAGATGTTATTCTTAATTATACAACAACTAATAATGGAAAAACAAAAATAGATGATTTATTTATAATATCTTATACAAAACCTAGTAATTCATTAAATCAAATTAAAGATGATAATGGAAATAGTATTGAAAATTTTGGTAATCATGGTCAGCCAATTTTAGTTGAAATAGAACCAGAATTACAAACATTATTAGTTGCAGATAACGAACCTAGTAAAATACAATTAGTATTTTCTCCAGCATTTATTAGTAATAATATTTCAGATCTATGCGGTAATGATTTTAATATTACAATAGATGATGTAACGCCGGATATAAGCAACATACAATTATTTCATAATACTTTGATATTCGAATTAAAACAACCAATAATATCAAATGAAGTAGTACAATTACAGTATATAAAATCAACCAATCAACTTAATCAATTTACATTTAATAATTCTGTTTATAGTGATAAAGTATTTTATTTTGAAGATCATGAATCTGCATTATCTGTATCAAATTTAGTCAAACCAGTTTTTCAGTCGTCTATTGTAAGAAATGACTTTTTCAACAAAGAAAATGAAATATTTTTAACTTATAATGTTGATTTATCCAATAATGCTAACATATTAGACAAATATCAATTTGATATATATGATTCAAGTTATAATGACGTAAATGACTATTTTCAAATAGATGATATTGAAGTTATTAATAATCAAATAAAAATTGTTCTTAGCCTCGACATTAATAATAGACACTATATTAAAGAGGGTGCAACTATAGTACTAAAATATCAACCAGATCTCAATCCAGATAATAGTAATAAAAATATTATTGATAAAAACGGAAATTCAGCAACAAGTTTAGATATTATAATTGATAATAGAGTATTAACACGCCCCACTTTTTCTTCCGTATTAGCTACAAATGGATATGATTCTTCTCGATTATCTGATCGGTTGCCAGAAAATCAGATTACATTTACATTAAATACGCCAAGAGACTTATCTAATAATGATATCTGTGGCAATTTAATAAATATTTTTAGAAGAATGGTAGAGAATATAACAACAACTACAACTGAAGTACCTACTGGACAATATGGTTTAAGAAGTGAACCCTGGTTATCAGGTGCGTCAGCGTGTGAAAATCTAGCTAGTGGTTATTTTAGTCACCTTGGAAATGACGCTTTTAGTAGTGGATATGAGGTTCCTCCAGGATGTCTTGGACCAAAAACCAGCGCTAACTTTTGGCATTATAATCACAACCATAACTCAACTATGTCCTGTAATAGTCATCATCAATCAGGGTGTTATGGACCATTAACAACAACTGTAACAAATACTACTACGACTTTTCAAGATGAAACTGAAAAAGTATTACAAACTGTTAGTACTAATATAGTAAATAATGGTGAAACCGCTGATATAATATTAACATTAGATGCAAGCTTAAACTGGTATCAGCATTTAAAGTACAATTATTTTAATAATTCAAATTTCATAAAAAATATTATAGACGTATCCAATATTATGGTAGAAAGTTTTGAAACGGGTGAATATGAAACAGATAATATAGTTATAAATATTCATCCAACAATAGGGGTGTCTGGAGAATTTAATACTGAAAATAACACATATGTAGTTTCTTCCATCGATACAGAACAGAAGCGTATTGCATTTTATGATAAAAATAATTTAAATAACACATTTAACGAAAGAATAGAATATTTTCAACAAACATATGAAAAAGAAGAATATGTGGATGGATTATCCCGTAAGAAAAAATTCAAGATACATCCATATCCTATCGATATTAACACACCAGATTATAGCGGTGCATTCATTGAACCAGACCAAAAAAATATAATTGTATTACAATTTCATGAAGAAATAGAGCCAAATGCGGGTATTTCAAAAAATACATTTGTCATTGATATGTCAGGAAGAATAAATAATACAATAGATTTGGAACATAGACCTAACATCGATATTTCATCATTAACAATTGATAATAGTGGTCAAATAATAATTGAGTTGATGGATGATGCAAGATATCTTGAACAGTTTTCTATTACATATACAAAAGCAGGTGCTGGCGATCAAAGTATTTTATATGACGCACAAGGCAATGAAGCTGAGAGTTTTACGAATGAAATGGTTGATGTTAGTCGTTTACCGAATGACGACCCACCGGAATTTTATAGACATAGTTTGGGCAATGAGACATATGATCAGTATATGCCTAAAAAACAAGTTACACAAGTAAAACGAAATGAACACACAACTATTTATTATGATAATAAGATTGTTGTTTTTGCTGGGTATGATGGTACTAATCGTTTAAATGAAGTGTGGGAATTTGATTTAACTAATAATACTTGGCTCAACATTACACCAACAAATAATACATTACCATCTATACGTAACGGTCACACATCTATTTATTATGATAATAAGATGGTTGTTTTTGGTGGGTATAATAATACTAATAATCATTTATATGATATATATGAGTTCGATTTAACTAATAATAGCTGGAGCGACATTATACCAACTAATAATATATCGCCATCTGTAGGTGCGAATCACGCATCTATTTATTATGATAATAAAATTGTTGTTTTTGGTGGAGAAAAGGCGGGAGGAGAAATCACAAATGATATATGGGAGTTCGATTTAACTAGTAATAGATGGAGCAACATTATACCAACTAATACATCACCATCTGCACGTAAAGATCATACGACTATTTATTATGATAATAAGGTGGTTGTTTTTGGTGGGTATGATGGCACTAATCGTTTAAATGAAGTGTGGGAATTTGATTTAACTAATAATAGCTGGAGCAATATTACACCAACAAATAATACATCACCATCTATACGTAACGGTCATACATCTATTTATTATGATAATAAGATGGTTGTTTTTGGTGGGTATGATGGCACTAATCGTTTAAATGAAGTGTGGGAATTTGATTTAACTAATAATAGCTGGAGCGACATTATACCAACTAATAATACATCGCCACCTATACGCGATGAGCATACATCTATTTATTATAATAATAAGATGGTTGTTTTTGGTGGGTATAATGGTACTAATTATTTATATGATATGTGGGAATTTGATTTAACTACAAATACTTGGAGAGATATGGCCCCACCCCCAATTGATATCGCAGATGGCAATAGCAGTTCACCATTTCATATTTCTACTACCCCATTAATATATTCAAATCAAACGATACAATTACATACGTTAAAAAACAACTACAATAATTTGGAAATACTTATTGTAAATGATACTGCCAATTCAGCAGGTGGTGGGGATAATGCTACTAAAACTGAAAATTTCAGTATCTATGGTAAAAATTCAACAGGTAATTATGAATGGGATTTTAGTACTCCACATCAGATTTTGTCAACATCGACAACTGATAACGTAACAGAAACTAGCTATACAGGAAGCAAGCGTGGAAGATTTGGAATTGATATATGCAATAATCTATTTGTTGTTACAAGTAGTTCAAATAGCAATCATATTGATATTTTTTATTATAAAGGTTTCATTGATAATAAACATAAATGGAATGAAACACCCACAACTATTACATTTGATGATAATAACAAAAATACAATTCACATATTGTTAGTGAGTGGTAAAGATATGTTTGTAGGTCGCGAAAATATATCTGGTCTTTTGTATTATACTATGAAATCGAATTATAAGTGGCCTACAGACCAGAGCGAATATATTGACATTATAGCTCCAGATTTACAGATGCGTCCTTTATATTATGGAATAAGAAAATTGGATATTTATAATGATACCCTCGCAGTAGGTTCTTTAGATATTATTCAGACTATTAAAAGAAATAATGGTTTGGAAAATTCATATGCTAATTTTGTAGATTTAAATAAAGTGCGATTTTATAAAAAAAACAACAATAATTTATTTGATAATACTTACACTGAGTACACATTGGGTGATGATGAAATGGTTAATGTTAGATTTGCTTTATATAAAGATACTTTTACATGGGTACCAGCAGAGTCGTATACAGAGAACATAAATAATCCTTGGAAGGCATATGCCCACAGCTCTACATATTATTGGGATGTTACCAATAAAATAGGTATAATGAAAAAAGATAAAAAAACAAATAGGTGGCCTTCTATTGCTGACTTATCTAATAATAAAAATTATAACTTAATTACATTGAATATAGCTGTAAATAATTATCACTATAATGTTTATTTAAATGATGACTTAGTTTATCTTATAAAAAAAGCTGATACATTTGTCGTCGGGTCAATGGATTTATTATCGCAACATGTTGAAGGAATTTACAAAGTAATAACGGACAATAATGATAAAGTCAATATAGAACAAAATTCAAATAATGAATATATAAATTATAGACCTGATACATATAATAATATAAACTTAAGTATTGCTCATAGTATAAATCGAGATAATAATAGTAATTTTGTAAGTAACTATCTTTTTTATATCGAAGATATCATAGATGCCAATCCAAGAAGCACCAAATATAAAATGATTACTATGAATAAAAACGGTACATACGATATCATAAATACTAAAGAAATATCTCTTGAATTTACAAAAGATTTGAGTTTAAATGACTTGTGTGGAAATGATTTTATTTTAACCGATTTAACCGGGGAAAACACATTAACAATGACAAACTTGGAATTAGAAAACAACAAATTTATAAATCTTACCTTTCAAGATAAAATATATACGACAGAAAATATAAATATGGAATACATACAAAATACAGATCCAACATTTGCAATTACTGAAACATTATATAATAATCCACTAACAAACTTTCAACACGTTTTAGAAGCGCCTTTTATAACAAGTAAAGCAATAAATAGAGATAATAGTAATAATATAGTCATCACATTTAATGAAGATATAGATTATAATATAGCTATTACAAATAATGTAAACATATCATTCAATTATAAATCAACAATTAGCGGTAGTGAGACTCCTATACAATATGTAAAAAATATATCAAACAATATTATTACATTGACTCCAAATACATTGTCATTAACAAATAATTATAAATATATTGTTAGATACAGACAAGTTACGGATGACGATTATAATTTAAATAATAATAATAATAATAAAGTAAATAATTTTAGTGTAGAATTTGATTTCCTTCCTACATCATAATACTATAGATTTATCATTTTATTACATACATTATAATATAAAATAATGTATCTTATTAATATATGACAGAACAAAGGAAACAATATAGTGATTACACCTCATACTTAAAATTAAAAGAATCCAACAATTTATATAATTTAGCAATCCATATGATAGAAGAACAGACAACCGATTACCCATCCCTTGCACGTATTCTTCAAAAAGTAATTATTTTAAATAGTAAAAACGTTGATGCTGTCAAACGACTACAACAACTAGTTACAGATGGTCATATTGCTGATCACGAATGCAGTGCTCATCGTAATGTTGCTATGCAAGAACTTTTACAATGTTATTCAGTGACGGATTTGAGAAAAAAATATTAATATACTTATATATTAATATGGCGAATACTAGATTTAATTATGACAAATGTAGAACAAATAAATTATTGCAAGAAGCAACTGGACCGGGTAGATATATGTTGGATACACCAGGACCAGCACATAGTTTAGTTGCAAACAATGACCCACATTATAGATTACAACGATGGGGTGGAAATTTAGGACATGTATTGAATGGCCATCCTATTGATATTGACAGTGATTTGATTGGACTAAACAAAAATTTAAGTAAATACAATGAAAAGAGGGTACCAAGTAAATCAAAAACTATCATAAATAGAAAACACGAATTCAAAACACAAAATATCACAGATCAATCACGGACTACCCACCCTGCTTGGATGTATTTAGATTTAGAACAAAATCATAAGCAGCCATTGTTTTTGGATCCCCAGGCAAATATTGAAATGGGTTTTACCAATAATTTAAATACACGATTGTTAGAAAGGGACACACACAAACCAATCATACCAGAGCACCCATATAAAAATTAATATATTTGTTTATAAAAATTATAAGAAAATATATTACTTATATATAATGGAAGTTGCTATTCCCGGTATTGCTTTAGGTATTATGTATATTTTATCAAATAAAGAAAAGGAACCTGAAAATTATGATGAGGGTAAAAACTATAGCGCTGTTGAAAATTATGAAAACTTAAATAGAAAAGAATTAGTGCCATCACAGGAACGAAATTATCCTGCTGACAACACTAATGTAAATATTCAACGCAATGTTCGAAGATATCCGAGTGAAACATCTGTTACAGACGAATATTTTCAATCCAAAACATACAAAAATCAAGCAAATGATAAAAGTAAGCCTGAAAATAATGTTAATTTTCAATCACTAACAGGAAATACAATGACTCGCAGTGATATGAAGCACAACAATATGGTGCCTTTTTTTGGGTCCAAGGGTTACACAGCGCACCACTGGTTACAATGGTAATGAAAGTGTTTTAGACACTTATTCTGGAAGTGCATCACAACACTATAAAAAAGAAGAACGTGCTCCGCTTTTCAAACCACAAAAAAATATGAATTGGCAGCATGGTATGCCAAATCAAAATGATTTTATTCAAGATAGAATGAAGATGAATATTACTGGTAAGCAAAATAACTCGAAGCCATTTGAATCGGTTCAAGTTGCACCAGGTATAAATCAGGGTTATGGTACGGAAGGTAGTGGTGGATTTAACTCGGGTTTAATGGAACGTGATACATATGCACCAAAGACTGTAGATGATTTGAGAACTAAGAACAATCCTAAACAGTCCTATGAAGGTGTTGTTTTAGGCGGTAAGTCTGCCGTAGTCAATCGTGGTATTCATGGAAAGATCGAGAAAAATAGACCAGATACATTTTTCATTAATGATTCATCTAGGTGGTTTACAACAACTGGAGCTGAAAAGGCACCTACAGGGCGCGCTGAACATATTATGCCAGAAGAAAATCGTGCTACTACATCACGTGAACATTATGGTTTGACTGGAGATTCTCAACAGGGTATTTATGCCAATCGTAATTATGAACCTTCGGCAAGAACAGCTACAAAAAATAAGATGATGGGTGCTCCTAATGTAAAAGCACAATGGACAGATGCAAAAGATGATTATGGTAAAAAGGGATATAAAATTGTAACTAATAATAGAACAGATGGTAAGCAAGCGGATTTATTTGGTCCTGTTGGTCGTGGTGCGATGGCTGTAGTAGCACCTATTTTAGATATGTTAAGACCATCTAGAAAAGAGAATATGATCGGTAATTTGAATCCGGTTGGTTACGTGAAGGGTCGTGGTGAAACATTTGTGAAAAACCCTCGTGATAAGGCAAAAACTACTATTAAAGAACAGACCGAGGACACGAAATATATGTTGATGGGTGGTTTAACTGGCACAGATGGATACACAGTTAATATGCATCAACCTATAGCTAACCAAAGAGATACGACAAATAAAGGTTATATGCCGAATGCCGGTGCTGGAATTTCAAATGCTCGTATATATTCAACTGAATACAATGCACATTTAAATGAAAAGAAAGAAATAAATGCAAATTTCAATAGACCAAATGTTGGTAATATGCAATTATTTAATGGAGATATCCATGTTCAAAACTTTAAAAATGAAGGAGTTAATCCTGGGTATATGTCAGTAAATATGCCAGGTAGTACTCCAAATAAAAACACGCATGGTTCAGTTAGTCATAAAAATGGTAGAGAAGTGGATATGAGTAGGGAAAGAAACCAGGGTGATATTTTGACGGCATTTAATAGTAATCCATATACAAAATCACTATATAGCGTTGCATAAATAAATAAGTTATTTACAATAATTAGTAATTAAATAATTAATTATTGTAATTATTAATGTTGAATATACATGAAAAAATTAAAAGTAAAATAGATTATTTTGTCGAAAAGAAACGTATACCACATATTATTTTTCATGGTGAACTAGGGGTAGGAAAACGATATTTAATGAATTACTTGATACAAAATATTTATAAATCCCCCGACGAAATCAAAGATTATGTGATGGATGAAAATTGTGCACATGGTAAAGGAATTAGGTTTATACGGGACGAATTAAAATTTTTTGCAAAAAAAAATATTAATAATAAACATGGAAATCATTTTAAATCCATCATTTTATATAACGCTGAAAAACTTACCATTGATGCTCAATCAGCATTAAGAAGATGTATTGAATTGTTTAGTCATACAACTAGATTTTTTATTATCGTAGAAGATAAAAATGTTTTGTTAAAACCGATCCTATCCAGATTTTGCATTATACATGTCCCAAAACCAATCATTGATAATAAATGCCAGACCTTGTATGATTACCATAAGCATAGCATTAATGAAAATAGTACCTGGCTTAAAAAAGAATTAAGTAATAAAAAACATTTAAAAAATCTAACTGGTCTTAAATTATTTACGGAAACTTTATATAACAAAGGATATTCAATTTTAGACATAATGCATCATATTGAAAAATCAAAAACAATTACATCCAAATATAAACATTTAGTTTACTTAAGTAAAATAAAAAATGAATTTAGAGATGAAAAAACTTTATTGTTTATAGCATTATATAATATTTATTTGCGTAAAGATGTATCTTTAGAAAATATCCTCAATATTTAAATGGATGATTTCAATATGAATGTAATGAGCGAAGCAAAAGGTGAATGGTCGGCGCGCCTGGTAAGTATATTAACACCTTTGATAATGACCGGTGTACACTCTATATTTAAGGAAGCTACTGCACTTTGTGAAGAAAACGATGAATATTCAAAATATTTAATGACATTTCAAAATTTCTTAGCCCGAATTCCAAAATGGAATAATACTATTATTAAAGAAGAAACAGACCGAATTATCAGCGATAGCCAATGTGGGTATTTAGAAGATATGTTAACTTGTGTTCATATAACAAAATTAAAAATGCTTACAAGTATGCGAGTAAGTGATAATCAAAAAAAGATAGATATTGATATACCAAAATTATCAGAATTTGTTCATAGAGTTTATTGTAAATTTGCAAGGAAACTTTATAGTAATATTTATTTATTTGAAAAAAATGTTCCGCCGCTGCAATATCAAAAGAATATGCGCGAATGTGAATTGTTGATTAGAGAAAGTATATTGGAAGTTATACGTGATAATATGCCAGTGGAACAAATATTGAGGGCTTACATGGATAAAACTATTACAGAAGAGGTAGTTGAAGAAATAGTCGAGAAAACGACCGAAGAAATACAAGAAGAACAGGCTAAACGGGAAGCCGAAGAAAACGAAGAAGAAAATAAAGTTGAAAACAGTGAACCTACTACTATTGTTGTTGAGAAATCGAAAGAAGATAACAAATCAGAAGATAAAGCGACTAAAGTCGACGACGAAGAAGTATTG